CGATAATCGTCCCTAAGGAGATTATCTACAATAGCGGTAAGGGTGCACTCAAGTGACTTCGTGTCATCAATGCATAGCTCCCTACCACAGCAGCCACCGACTTCGCGGGCGCCTCTTCCGAGGCGCTGTCGCGTCTATCAGCGTGCTACTGTCGACCTAGTCGGCCGTGCCACGTTGTCATGGCAGGCCATTTCAGCCTTGACTCCCGCTGAGCCCCTTGGGTTTTCTGGCGGGTCTTGTCCTGATTTGGCCCGGCTTGTCAAGGCTTACCTCTCCCAAGAGGTTTCCGATGACCAGCGCTGGCAGATGGGTTTCCAATCCATCAAGAAGCTCCTGCCCGACTCTTGTCGGTGTATGGAATCTGGTCTCCTTGATAAGCTGGTCTCGACGCTCGGGAGGCCCCCCAGGGTCCTCCCTCCCGGCTATCTCTCTTTTGTAAAGAAGGAGGTCCGTCGCCTTTTTCCTAAAGGCTGGGACGCATCCTACGAGAGACATTGCCTGTCGATTGCCCCACCACTCACTTCTACCTGTGAGTCGGGTCGCTCAGACGGCGGTTGCTTGGGCGCTTTAGGTGGCTGGTCTCAATCCGATTTTCTTGATCGGGTTTTGCACGGCCGGGGTACTGTGTGCCCCTCCTATCGCGGTCAGCTTCTTGTCGTTCAATCGGCGGGCAAGCCGCGCCCTCTTTCGAAGTTTCCCGCGGAGTCGCTGGCTCTTAAGCCGCTCCACAAGGCCATATACGGGAGACTTTCAAAGTATCCATGGCTTCTCCGTGGCAGCCCCGATGGGGCTGCTCTCTTGAAGGCGGGCTTTTCGCCCGAGCTGGGTGTCTTGGTTTCCGGCGACTATAGTTCGGCCACTGACAATCTCCCTATCGAAGTGATGGAGGTAGCTCTCGCAGAGATGCTATCGACGTCGGTCTTCGTGCCCGAGAATGTCCGTGACCTCGCACGTCGCGCTTGCCGACCTCGTCTCTTTTCCGACTCTTCCTCTTTTGAGGTCCGAACGGGCCAGATGATGGGTTCTCTTTTGAGTTTCCCGTTTCTGTGCCTGCAGAATTACCTGGCTTTCAGGTGGTCCTGCTCTACGGCTGGAGTCCGTGGCCATGTCCCCGTTTTGATAAACGGTGATGATATCCTCTTCCAGAAGAGTGATCATTTTGACTGGTGGAAAAGTGTGGTGGGGGCGGTGGGGCTCGACGTCGAGCCTACCAAGACGTCCGTATCGACCTCTTTCGGCACGATCAATTCTACTCTCCTGGAGTGGAAGGATGGTGCCCTCCAGCCTGTCTGGATTCCACGATTTGGGATGTTTCGACCTGTCGAACATCCCTCGTCTCTTGGACGCTCGTTCGCGAGCTTCCTACGAGATTGTCCCTCGTCTTGCCGTTTCACCGCGGGCCGTGCTTTCTTTGATTGGCACGTGGGCGCTCTGCGCTCCGCTGGTGTTTCGCTCGACTTACTGGGCTTTCGTGGCCTCCTATCATACAGGCTGGCTAGGTTGTACGGCCTCGACCGGTTTCGCGGGAGTGAGCTCCCTGATGCATACATTCGCCACCACGTGTCTTTTTCTCCGGACTTTGTCTCGAAGTTACGGCCGTGGGAATGTGATCAGGAGCTCGCTTACGCGTCTGCTATCGAGATATGTGCTGCGAAATGGACCTGTGGCTGGGTCCCTGCGAACGCGGAACGCGAGGCGATCTTGTATTGCCTTCGTCGTACTGCCTCTAAGGGACGGGAGTCTTCGGACGCCTTCAGCATGCCCGGTCTATTCGGCAC